GAGTTATGCACAAAAGCCTTAGTGGTAGTGGTTGTGCACAGATTGCAAATATATATTTAAACCAGAACGATATTCCAGAACCTTTGTGGAGAGCAGGACTTTCTATTGCTCAGTTCTGCGTAGATAAAGAAACAGCGATACACAAGATATCGTGTGCACATGATGAATACAATCCTGCTGAAACAGAGAGAAAAGCATGGCTCATTAAAGGTCCGCATCTATGTGAAACCTTTGCAACTATTAACCCAGAATTATGCGTAGGGTGTAAGCACGCTGGGAATATAACAACACCCTTAATGCTAGGTAGAGACATACTAGAAGCATCGCCCTCAGATAATCTGATTACCGCAGAGAGTAAAGAGCTTGGCACAATTGACATAGAGATACCCAAATACCCATACCCATACACTAGAGGCCCTAACGGCGGAGTATACGTTAAGAGCGTACTCGACTCTGGTGATGGTGAAGAGACTGATAAGACGCTGGTATATGAAAATGATTTTTATGTAGTGGGTAGACGTAGTGACCCAAACGATGGAGAGGTTCTGCATATGCGCCTTATCCGCCCACATGACGGCGTAAGTGATTTCATCGCCCCTCTTGCAACCGTAACAGCAGGTGACAAATGTCGTGAGCTTCTATCCCATAAAGGTATTGCCGCTCATACCAATCAGATGAAACTGATTATGGCGTACCTTGTAGCATGGACTAAGCATTTGCAGAACACCACGAAGGCAGAGCACGTTAGAGTGCAGTTTGGCTGGAACTCAGATAACACATCGTTTGTTGTTGGTGCACGGGAAATGACTAAAGCCTCATCGCCTAAGTACAGTCCGCCCTCAGCCACCACACAAGAAGCCGCTAAAGTGTATACTAAAGAAGGGTCGCTAGAAGCATGGTCAAACGTGGTGAATACATACGGGCTTCCTGGAAATGAAGTGCGTGCCTTTGCATTGTTCCTAAGTCTTGGCGCACCGATGTTTAAGGTGTTCTCACTGGGCGGTGCAATGCTCCACTTAACTAACGCTTCATCGGGTGTAGGTAAATCGACTATTCAATATGTAGCTAATAGCGTATGGGGTCATCCTACGAAAACCATGCTAGTAAATGACGATAAGATTCTTGCTAAGTATCAACGTATGGGTATCATCCAAAACCTTATTCTCTGCATTGATGAGCTAACTAATTTACCTGCTGATGAGATTAGTGACTTGGCATTTGGTATTACTAACGGTCGTGGTAGAAACCGTATGAGTTCTTCTGCTAACATCGAAAGGGTTAACAACACTACATGGTCTATGCCTTGCATCACGTCTGGTAATAACAGCTTGCATGAGGTATTGCAAACCTTAAAGGCTGACCCAGAAGGCGAGATACTGCGTATCTTAGAGCTTGAAGTAGTACGCGCTGATTCATTAACAAAGCAACAGTCTGACCAGCTATTTAGTAGAGACCTCGTAAACAATTACGGTCATGCAGGGGATATCATTGCACAGGCTATATTGGACAACTATGAGGATTCTGTTAACGATTTATTTGAGTGCCAACGACAGTTTGATATGAAGGCTAACCTATTTCAAAGAGACCGATACTATTCTGCTTTAGTTGCTACTGCAATATTTGGTGGAAAACTTGCTAATGAACTTGGTATTATTAACATTCCAGTTGAACCTGTGATTGACTATTTAGTTAAGAAGGTCGGTCACGCAAGAAAGGTAGAGAAAGTGCAAGAAGAAAAAGCGTCAGCTAATTTAGGGTTGTTCATGTCAGAGCATATGCAAAACCAGCTTGTGATAAACAACAAAGCCCCCACCGTTCCTGGTGCATTAAGTGTTCCTATTGAAACTCCACGCGGTGCTCTTGTGATACGCAGGGAGCCAGATACACATAGAGCTTATATCATAGCGTCAGTGATGAAGTCATGGTGTGCCAAGAAGCAGATATCCTATAAGTGCCTTGTAGACGACTTAAAGAAAATAGGTATCTTACTGGATACAGCAAAGGTTAGGATGTCATCAGGTACGGTGCAGGATAGTCCTGCTGTCATGGCGTTAGTAATAGATACCACGCAGATGGGGTAAAAAAGGGGGCATATGCCCCCTCTCTTTTAATGGACTTTATCGTATAAAGTCTGGACGTGTGACAGAAGCCTACGCTCCTTTGCTTCAAGCGCCCGTACTCTCTCCGCTTTTATCTCCGAAGATAAGTTCTTGTTACTTAGAATCTTACGAGTAGTTGCATGAATCTTATCCGTCTCAGTCTTTAAATGATTCATCTTCTGATGCACGGACTCGTTTAGAAGGTTTTTATTGCTCTCCTTATACTTACGAGCTTCCTCTAAGTTACCTTCCTTCTTAAGCCGGTTATATGTGCTGTGCGCCCCTTCTACATCTTCTCGCAAATCATAGTAAGTAGCCTTAGACTGCTCCATATGTTCTTCAGGAACAAGACCCGTCATACTAGGGAACATTCTAGCTATCTCCCTTGCTGTATGTTCTTTAGTAGGATTATCAGAACCTATGGATTCTGCAATATTAGATAAGCCTAGGATAGCCGTACCCACGCCACTAAACCAAGCTTTCATAAAATGATCAAACCTAACAGGAGATAATTGAACTTCTTTAGGTAACCCTGAAGTTATTGTCCCAACTAACTTGCCTAACGCAGAAGTACGATTATCGTATTGATAAGAGGGGTCATTCTTACGTAATCTTTCAGCAACAATCGGTCTGCCTGTAAACAAGTCATAATTAGTAGGTTGTTGCACAAGAATTTCTTTAAGTGCAGGTGGTAAAATAGGCGTACCAAATGCAGTAATTATAGCTTCTCTATAGGCCTCATAAGTCTGTCTAGGATTTTCAGTTTCTGCAACAGCCGATTGGAATAGATGGTTTCCTGTAATATAAGGCAATGCAAATACACTAGGGCGCACAGGGATAGATAGCATAGAGCTGCCCCCAAATAACATTATGTGCGTATCTTTATAGCGGGTATCGCGTTTGTTAAACTCGTCTTTATCATCGTCATCTCCCAGCAAGCCGCCATACAGCATATTGTAGATAAAGGACATTGTAGCCATAGTGATGGATGTCATAGCTAGGCGTTTATGGGCACTCATCTTGTCTGCACTTGACTGATACGCAAGACCTCTCCCAGCTACCACTTGGTACGCCGCACGGTGTGCTTGCATTGCCGCCCCCATAAAAGGCGTAACAGAACGTACTTGCTCTAGTACAGCTGATGCACCACGTCTACGGAAGTTAATAATGTCAAAGGCTCTTTGGTATGCGATAGACTTAGCACGAGGGTCGCCTTCAAGCTCCTTCATAGTACGCACATACACTGCTTGACGAATAGCGTTATCCCCAGCCATAGCAAACTTTTCTAGAGATGACCTAAACTTACGCCATGCACCTTTGTCTCTACTTAAATTAGTATGGTGAAGTGTGTCATAGGCGTGCAATGCACGGGTATCCCCAATAGTATCTTTAATACCTACTGCACCGATAGCTCGCAGTATTTTATGAGCCTCTGTATCTTCTTTAGAGAACGCGGTTGTTTTAAACTCTGAGAGCATCGTAGTAAATAACTTAAACGGATTCTTAACACCTGATGAGAACGCCGCGTCATAAATATCTTGAGGTAGCTGAGACAAGGTAAACGTAGGAGTTAACACGATACCGTCACGCATGATATTACTAATTTTAGAAATAGACTTAAATACAAAAGGCGCAGCGGGTACGCCAGTAAAAGCGGCAGCCATTAAAGGGTCTTCAAACTTCCAATACTGTTTTTTACCGTGGAAATAACACGTCACCGTACCATCTTTACTGGATTTAGTCCCTTGCACACGAGTTACTGTACCCTCAGGTAAGTGCCGTCTAGCGATGTCTATTAGGTCTGTGGCCTTCTTTGCACGGATTGCTCGTGATAGACTTAATTGTACCCAATGTTCATGGTTATCTACCATGTTGAATACTTCCCGCTTAGACCCTTTAAACTTTTGTTCACGAAACCCTTTAGTTAGTGAGATGGTGTTTGTTTTAAACTTACCACTAGCCATGTCATCAAAGGTAGCTTCAAGCTCATCGGGCTTTGATTCCTCTGTCATAACACGCCACATAGGTGTATAAAAGGCAGCGTCCATATAGGCTTCTGCTTGCTCTTCTGAGTACAAACCAGACTTCACAAGAACATCGATGGTATTTTTTCTAATACCTTGCCACATCTTTTCAGCTTTTACGAACCCATCTACTGACTTATAGGCTTCTATTGCAGCATCGCACTCTTCTTCGGTTAACCCTAGTTTTAAAGTATCCATAATTTCACGGGACTTTTTAAACAGTTTAGCTTTTGCAGCAGGTGTAGTCTGTTTGTTAGCTTCTACTTTTAATGCACGAGCTTTCTCGTACTTCTCTTTCAAACGCCCAGCTACTAGATACACGGTATAAAATCTATGGGTTTCCTGCTCAGACCAGCCGTACTCAGTACCTGCATCATCAACAAGTTGCCGCTCACTAACTACGTTATCGGTTTTATCTACAGCCACAAAAAACTCCGTATTAGGGTCATACTCTATACTACCCATTAACGTCCCTTGTGCTGCCATAGAAGAGTCACTAACTGCTTGAGATTGCGATACTCTATCCATTACCTTACCAATCTCCATAGGGTCTTTATCCGAACTCTCTAAAGCTCTACGCACAGTGTTAATAAACCCTGCATCATGACTAAAGAACTGCGTTTCATAAACATCCGCCGCTCGCTGGATATTACTACCAGACTTACTTAACCTCTCTTTAAGCCCTTTCTTCTGCTTAACTGCAGCAGGGCGCATACCCTGACGGTCTTTCTCTACTTGCTCTTGGAGTTTTGAGTTAGGGGCTACTGAAAACGCAGTCTCTTCTCTAGGTGCACGAGTAGCTGTCTGTGATTCTCTGCGCAGTGCTTTAGCTGCAAGATGATGAGCGTCCGCTTCTGTTAGGTTAAGTTTTGCACCAAATGTAGTGCGTACCCAGTTTTTAACAGCTGATATCGCACGTTTTACGATAGGTAGATTAGGCGCGTTCTCAACTAGGTATGCTAGAGTCTCTTCGCCTTTTAAATGTTCTGGTGTATTCTCAGGGACAGCTTGTCTTGCACGGTCAAACGCTTCACCTTTAGTAGTCAGAGCTTGAGACGTTAAATCGCCCCAGACTTTATCACCTACCATACCTCTCATACCAACGTGCACACCCATCTCATGCATCGCTACTTTAGGTAGCGTCTCTGGGGTAAGTTTGTTAGCTACTAAGTGCACTTCACCTTGAGGTGTTGTAAGGCCTTGTACGTTCTCTGGATGCCCTTCGCCGGGTAGTGTATCTTTCGTATCATGCAGAGTTAACTTACCACTAGCTACAAGACGTTTCATCTCTGGTGTGAGGTGAGGTTGCAGTGACTCTACGTTATGCTCCGTTATGGCATCGGATGTTGATACAGAAGGTTTAGGTTCAGGTTCAGGTTCAGGCTGTTCTTCTGGTGTTACGTTTTCAGGCTGTACTTGTTCTTCTGGCGTTACGTTTTCAGGCTGTACTTGTTCTTCTGGCTTGAACATCTTAGTGATATCTGCCATCGTGACATTAGTTTGCTTACCCACAGTATTATCAGGCATCGGGTACTCTACCGTATATAACGGCGTACCTTCAAAGTCTCCTGTTTTTGTGTAAGTTGCTGTCTGACCATTAACAGTAATTGTCCCTTTAGCTTCATCACCTACAATTTCTGGCTCTACGTTCTCAGCCTGTGGCTCTACTACTTCTGGTTCTACGTTCTCAGCCTGTGGCTGCTCTGCCGCTGGTGCTGCTTGTCTTGCATACTCACGTTGTTTTTCTAGGTGGGCTTCCCATGCAGCATCATCAAATTCTTTAGGTAGAGCAGATGCAAAGTTTATCTCTTCCTCACCTTCTACAGGTGCTTCGTCTGACTTATAGCGTTTCAAACGCTCATCTAATGCATTGATACTTTCTTCAGATTGATAATGTCTTGGGTCTGATAGTTCTGCATACAGTTCTGGGTGGTCGTCTGGATTTACCCCTGCAAGCTCAAGACCATTCTCCATATCTACTTTACGATCTCTTTCTGAGAACCCTTGCGGTTGCGTAGGTTGCACTGGTTCTACGGCTGGTTGTTCTGGTGCTTGTTGCTCACCTGAGCCGCTCATTACAGATGCCCCGCCACCCATAACAGTACCTAGAATAGACCCTAGTGTTGCATCATCAACAGCACCTTCCAGCAAAGAAGGTAAGTTCGTAGCGCCTTTTGCATAGTTATCCCAGATACGCTCTTGTCCAGATTGCAGTGCTTCTTCTGCACCTTCACCCAAAGTAGATACAAGAAGTCGTTTAACCACACTAGGACTACGTGCTGCTTCCTCACCCATATCTCTGGCAATAGTTCTATATAGTGTATCTTCTACGTTAGTACCGCCTGCTTTAGACACAAGCTTACCTGCAAACCGTCCAATGACTGCATCTAATGCACCTGACCCAATAGCGGCAAGCTCTCCTTTGCCTGAGAGTTCTTTATCTGGAGCTTCTGCGGTAAGTTTTTGGGCTTCTTGCCCCATCTGTGCAAGACCTTCACCGATACTCGGTGCGTACTTAGCTGCCGCAGGGATACCTTTAGTTAGTAGTTTAGCTTCTGCCCCGCCTGTAAGCATAGGGACAATATTCTCACCAACTAACTCAGCTACAGCAGAGGGGTTTTCTATAGCTGCACTTAGAATATTACCTGCGCCTTTTGCTTCGGTTAAGTTTTTATAGGCTTGCTGCTGTTGAGGAGATGCGTTCTCTTGCAAATACTCCTTAGCTTTCCCTAAATCAACACCACGCTCACTAAGATATTTAGTTGCGTTAACCCCTGGCAGTAAGTCTGCCAACCCTTCAACCTGTTGAAGCGCACTAAGTCCACTTCTACCCGCAGTAACACCTACATCTTTGACAATGTCTGCGCCAGTACGAGAAGGGAGTTCTTGAGACTCCTGCATTTGCGCCTGCATTTCACGGTAGTGGTTAGCCAATTCTCTAGCATCTTCTACATTACCCGCAGCATCAGCCTTCTCTAAAGCCGCACCAATTTCTTCTAACGTAGCCATAAAGTTCCTTGTTATCTGTATTTATTTAGTAGTGCGTCTAACTTAGAGTTATCAGCTACAGTCTTAGAAGGTTGGGGTGTAGGACCTGAAGCGAAGTTCTTAATGTCCTCCCAAACACTAGATTTTTTTTGTACAGCCGGTGCTTTATATGCAGGGAATGGCTCGTTTAACTTCAATACCTCAGCAGGGTCAATACGATTACCGACCATAATACTTTCCATAATATCAGCTATCTGAGCTTGACGATCTTTACGAACATCTATTTCATGTTGTTTCTCTTCGTCAGACAATCTATCATCTTTCTCTAAAGCTGCAATTTGTTTGCTTAGTTTTGTATCATGGTATTTGAGAGTGTTAACTTGTTGGTTAGCGGTCATAGCACCTTTAGCACCCCTAGACCCCGCTCCATCTCCACCGTAGTATTCCGCCTTAGCTCTAGCTTCCTCAGCTTGTGCACCGCGTAGAGACGATGTAGCTTGAAGTTCTCTTTCTTTCTGGCCGTAATCAGCACCTTCTTTACCGTGTGTATATTTACGAAGTTTGTTTTCAGCATCTGTTTTAAAATTAGCGGCTCTAGCAGCTTCAGCACTTTCAAACCCTTTAAGTTTGATTGCTTTTTGTTCTGCGCGTTGCGCTGCTTCAACTTCGTCACGAAGGTCCATAAGTTTGTCTGAGCTTTTACTGATATCTTTACGAGCTTCCCCGTAGGATTTAAGACCTTCAGTTGCACCTGCACCGATATTAGCAAACGCATTAGGAGAAGTACCTGCCATTGTAGATAACCCAGCTTGCATTAGAGCCATCCAAGGAGAACGATCTTTTTCTTCAGCTAAATCAGCTTCACGTTTAGAAAGTCTTGCTTCCCGTCTTGCGGCATTAGGGTCTTCACCTAGTAAGTCTTGTAATTCTTTTGCTTTATATGCAGCAGACTCTTCTTCTTTGCTATGAGGCATAGGCATATCTTCTGGTGCTGCTGGGAACACCATACTACCTTTAGCTTCTGGTAGAGATGCAATACCTTGTTGAGTAGGCGGACTTGCAGCAGCTATTTTAGACGCCCCTTTAGGGCCCTTAACAGCAACGGGTGCCCCTTTTAAAATAGCGTCTTGGACTTCAGGAGTGAAGTTTATCAGCCCTTGCTCTTGGCGTGCTGTACCCTGCAATATTTTTTTAATTAAGTCGGGGTTATTTTTATCAATAACTGCATCGAGAGGTATTCCTGAATATTTAGAAGAACTGTTTAAATAATGAGTCATTTCCTCTGGTGTTTTATCATGTCCGTAATAGTCTGCAAGATGTTCTTTATAAGTTTTACCGTGGCGGCCCTCGATATTAGCGCGTTCGGCTAATATACTATCAATCATACTTCGTTGACGTTTAACATTCCCTTTATTAGATATGCCCCCTACAGCATTAGTAACACCGATTCTATCTGCGTTTTGAGAGTATAACTCAATAGGGTCCATTTCAGGAGCATCTTCAGCTTCAGGTACATCTGACCCATCCTCACCATTAAAAGCAACAATCCCACCGCCTGCATAGTCTTCTTCATCAATGCCACTAGGTAAAGAGTCAATGCCACGAGGTTCTTCTTGTGCTCTGCGTGCCATGTGTTCTTGCATGACATCATTATGAGCAGCGTCTAGTATTTGGTCAGCCACAGGAGGAGGTGGGTTCATACCTTGTTGAAGAGCTTGTTGCTGTGCCATCGCTTGCTTTTGAGCCATTGCTTTTTGTAGCATGGGGACTACAACGTAGTCAGGTACACCGTTTTGACGAGCCTTAAGCAACTGATCAACTGAGTACATAGAAGGGGTATTCATCATCTTATTTTCCTCCTTTCATCGCGTTATATACTGCTAAGTCACCAATACCACTACCTTGAGCTTTAGGCTTTTTAATAATACCGCCTTTCTTCTTAAACCCACCACTAGCACCGTATACACCTAGTCCTGTGGCTGCTAAACCGCCATATTGAGAAAGCACACTAGGTGCAGGGGCGAACGTACTTACATTACCTGTCTGTACACCATTAAGCGCATTAGCAAGTCCTCCCAAGCGCTCCCAAGGATAATTTTGTTGGTAGTCGTTATAACTAATCGCGTTGTTAATGGCTTGTTGTCCCAGTGCTTGTTGTTGTGCACCGTAGGCATTCTGCATTGCCGCAATAGACTGTCTTTGTGCAAGCTCTTGATTACCAAGATTTGCCATCTGTTGACCCGCATTACCCGCAAGACCATACCCAGCCTGTGCCCCTTGAACACCTTGAAGCCCAGTTTGAGCACCTTGTATCGCTTGTGCTTGTCCTGCAAGCCCCGTTCTAGCACCTTCAAGACCATACTGACCAGCGGCAGTTGCAGCGCCTACGCCAGCTAACCCAGCTTTCGCCCCTTCCATACCTTGCGCAGTACCTGCTAACTGAGCGTTAACACCTTGAAGTCCTGTGTTAGCACCTTGTATACCTGTTTGCAGACCTTGTAGTGATAAGTCTGACGCCTTACCAATGTTAGCTTGGGCGTTATTAAACGCAGTGTTGTAGCCTTGACCGATAAGGTTTGCTTGCGCTAATGTGTTAGATTGGTTATTGAGGTTATTCACAACCGCTTGACGACTGCCACCATACGCACCTTGTTGCGCTGCTTGTGAATTGGCTTTTTGATTAGCTATATCGTTTTGCTGTGCCATCAAATCTAACTGAGGTTGCAACGACTGCTCTAAGTAAGGGTTCATATACTGATTAACAGTTGAACTGTCTGTTATCTGCTTAGCATAGTCTGTCCCTACACCAGCGGCTGTGTTTCCGTAACCAGCACCTTGAGCACCGTATGCCATACCGCCTTGAATACCTAGACCTTGACCAGTTAACCCTGATATAGCACCTGAACCACCGTAATCGAGAGCATTGTTACCTAAGTTATAGGCATTTTGAGACGCTGTGTCCGCAGCGGCGTTACCAATAGTAGCCGAGTTAAGCCCTGCATTATAGCCAGCATCCCCATAATCCATTGCTTTAGAGGCTGTATTAAGTCCACCAGTAGCAGCGATATTAGTTAAGTCAGCGGCAGTTTGATTTTGTCCAGGTAGTCCCATATTTGCCGCAGCAGAATAAGACATATTCTGCAAGCCTGTGGCAGGGGCGGTCATTAAATTTGCGTCAAACTTACCCCCAGGAGAAAGAAAACTAGCAGGTTGATAAGGCGCAATTCCTGTAGGAGAGAACGTACCGTTAGTTGATGAACCTAAAGACTTTAAACTGTCCGCAATACTAGTACCACCAGCAGCATACCCTTTAACCTCTCCTCCCTTTGCGTAGTTAGAAGTTTGAGGTTTCCAATTACTGTCTATTTCTGGTACAGGCTTTCCAGGGTTATCTTCAGAAGTAAACGTCTGCCGTGTCATTGAATTGAACAGCATCTCATAATAAGGTTTAAGTTCATTAGGGATGTTACGCTGTTGCACAGTCGTGTTTTGACCGCCCCCGCTACCACCACCGTAAAATGTCGGTACGACATAAGTAAAAAAATACTTTTTAAAACTTTTAATAATCATATTGATACTTCCAGTAAGGTACTGCGAGGTTGAAAGTTGAAGCGTTTCCAGAGCCTAATAATAGCTGGGCGTCCGTACCCTTGAATCATCGTTGCTCCGCGCATCTTAAATAAATTTTTTAATTGGTTAAAGCTATCTTGGGAGGCAATCAGTCTACCGCCTACTGCTGTAATAAAGGCAACACGATGCAGTGGGTAGTTAATATACGAGATAGTTACAGCACCTCTCATTACGTTATCCTCATCTACTGCCACAAAAAGCTCCCAATTACCGCTAACAAGATAGCTTAGTACATGGTCGTCATTATACGTCATGTTAGGTGAATTCTCACCACTCCCTTCCTGCAACCCAGCGATAATGTGGTGCTTAACTAGAGGCCATGTCTGTTGCACAAACTCAAGAGGCACTGCGTGTACGGTTATCATATTCTATTTAGCGAGGTAGAGAACTTAAATATCCCTGCATAGCCGCCGTATCCGTGTAATCTCCTTGGTACCCTGCATTAACCGCTTGGTTCTCTAACTGCTGCCCTGTTAAAGATGTAAGTCCTGCATTTTGGTTAACTGTATTAGCAGAGGACAACGTAGTTGGGATTCCCGTTTCACCGTTAGGACCTAATGCAAAGGTGTTCATATTTTTTTCGGACACAACATTATTTATACTAGGCGTTACTATCCCTGCATTGGTATTAACCGGTCTATATTGCGAGTTAGGATTTGCATCAAAAACACTCATATCAAAATTTTGGCTTTTGAGGTAATCTCTACTTTCATTTACTTTTTGTTGGTCATTAGCAATTTGCTGGTTAATAGCTGCTTGGTTTATATCATTTGTTTTATCTTGTGCTGTTTTAAACGCAGCAGCTTGCGCTGCGGCTTGTTGCTCGGCTATTAACTTATCTGTTGCTATCCGTCTAGCTTCAATTTCTGCTGACGTACCTAGATTTACACCGTTTGTATTTGTTACTACTGGCGTATCTGTTACGGCTGTTGGCGCCGCAAATTGACTATTCCATAATGCTAGTTTTGCCTGGTCAAAACCTGATTGAATTTTCCCATTATCACTATGAACCAATTGACGGTTCTTATAGTAATCTGTAACAGTCTCGAATTCTTTAGGCGTCAGTATTTGATTATTCCATATGCGAGCACCTTCTGTTGCATAATCATGCTCAGTGCCATCTGGACCAACCCCATATCTGGAGACAGGTTCTTCTACTCCGGCTATATACAGCCAGTCACCATTAGGGTTATTAACAGGGTCATAATACGACTTTTTAGGTTGCCCTGTATCCTTTTCAACTAAAGTATCAATACCAGCGTTGCCCGCTACAGTAGGTTTACCAGTTAACGTATCAATCCCTGCCGCAGTGTCTTGGTTAGCTACAAGATTAGGGTCAATTACTCCCTGTTCACGCAATAAGCCACCTGGGTCTAACTGTACAAGTTCCGTTGACGTATCAATATCGGGCTTAGTTGTAGTAGGAATCACCATATCCTCAGTATCCGCAACCCAAGGACTATTTATTGCACTACCGTCAGGGTTAGTTTGATACAGGCCTAGTAAGTTTTTACTAAGCGATGAGTCTTTAGTGAGTTCATTACCTGTAGGCAGTCCAGCAGAGTTCTGCAAGTTTATGATGTCCCTAGCTGTAGCATTTTTTTCAAACGGTTTACTTATGTTTGCTAATTGCGTTGATGTCATCTTGTCTGGCTGTGCAAGAGAGCTTTTATAATCTGAAGCAAAGGGGTTTTTAGTAGAACCTAGTAAACTGGTAAGCGCACTGGCATAAGGGGACTTTGATTTTGACTCATACATCTTTGTGTCAGTATTATAGGTAGGCGCAACATAAGCCCCTCTATTTGCTACTCCTTGATTGTTATATGTCTGCACAAACTCAGACATATCTTTAGGTTGTATTTCCCCACCGTTGTAAACAAAATTACCCTTATCATCTTTGAAAGAACCTACAGGCAAAAGACCATTAATCCCAGTTTTAGACTCTGCTGATTTTTTATACAGAGACTCAGTACCTGACGCTAGTGTACCAGGGTTTTTTAAAAGGTTAGTAAGTGCATCAGCCTTATCAGCGTCAGATTGCACCAAATAGTTAGAACCTGTTTGCGAAGCTAATACTTTTGAAGCTACTTTAGAGAGCGTGTCATTAAACCCTTGAACACCCCCTGCCGTAGTAGCTGACGCAACATTTTTTAAGTATTCATCTGAAAATAAAGGTTTTCCTGTATCAGGGTCTAGTATATTACCGTATGTGGATTTTAACTTATCAGCCGACATACTACCGGCTTTATATAAAGACGCTGATGGGGTTGAGCTAACAGCCTTAGTAAGGGTTGCAGGGTTATAAGGTTTAGTACTTGACCCGTTTACGATATCAGCTACGATAGTAGCTAACTCTGCTGGTGTTGCTTTAGGGTTAGCTAACTTGGCAGACTCAGTTGCTACTTTTGTCTTTGCTGTTTTTAGTGCAGTTGAGTTTGCAGTGCTAGTCTTTGTATCGCCAGAAATAATACCTTTATAAAAATCCGTAGAGAACGCGTCACCCTTAGAGTCTACTATTCCAGGGTTACTATCGGCTAACCACTTTACTCCTAAATCAGGAAACTTGGCTCTATACTTAGAGGCAATATCAGGGTTATTAATTATGGTACGGATATACGCTAGTTTATCGTCATACGTAGGTTTCTTTGAGAGAGCAGTACCCCATGTGTTATACAGTTTTAATGCAAGGGGAGAATCTTTAATATTGTCATAAAAACCGTCCATGAAAGCTTGGTCTTGTGCATTTAAGCCAGCAATAGGTGTTGGTGTAGTAGTTGTAGCCATTTTTATCTCCTAAGCTGGCAGGTGTTTGTAGGCTTTTGGGTTGTCTGAGAACTTACCTTTGCCAGTTGTTTTTCTACGTTCTGATTGAATGCGGTCCATCATTTGATATAAGCGTTTAGCACCCGCATCTGTAGAGCCATTACCTAACTCGGACACAATACGCGCGGGCACTACGAACTCACCTTCAGCGAGTCTTGCAGGTTGCTTACCACCAATAGAAGCAGGAATATCGTCAGAAACGCCATCACCAGGACCTTTAAGCAGTCTACCACCATCAGAATACCCTCCTAAATCAGAAATACCCCCATGTGCATAAGCCATACCGCCCATTGCCATTTTCTTAGCAAACAATATAGCTTTTTGTTTACGTTGTTCTGGAGTGAGTTCAGTATCAGGAGTATCCTCTAAATAGTCACGTAAGTCTCGTGATGCTTCTCTATGCAGATTCCTACCGCCTACACCTTCAAGCATATAAGATTCTTCAGCTACTCCACCATGTGCCATCATCTGCACAGAGTCGCCCATATAACCTTGATTGTTTGACACTTCATTACGGTTAGGGATATCTAGTGTTCCTGGACTTTGCATCTGTGGTGTTTGGTCGTAGTTATCTAAATCTGTAATCCCACCTGCTGCAAACTGAGGGCCATACGGGCGATATACACTAGGATTCCACTTTACGTTAGCACGGATACCGGGCTGAGTAGGCGCTACCTCCTCTTTAGGGTTATCAAGAGCCATATTAGCTGCTAGACCTATACCACCAGACGTAATATAAGGGTGCGCAGTAGCAAACTTACCCACTGCATTGTCCATACCACTTAACGAACTAGTTGCCGCACCTCCAATCATACCCGTAGCAGCGCCTTTTGCCATACCCTCACCAACATCTTCCCCTCTTGCTCCAGCCATAAGCCCACTAAGTCCAGCATTCATAGCGCCGCCTTGCAAAGCACTGCCCGCCATTTTAAGACCTGTGTTACCTACTATGTTTCCTTGTTGCCCAAACGCATCAGCAAGAAGCTGAGTACCCATATTAGCGCTTTCATAAGCTTTAACATTAGCTAGTTGCTGAGGAGTCTCCATAGGCCCAACAAAACCACCTTGTCCTGGAAGTGTTCCAGAACTACTCATAACAGACTGAGGACTTAACGCATTAACAGCCGCTTGATTACCTGATGCACCTAAACTACCAATACCTCCACCACTGACACCTCCAGTAGCTCCACCAGTACCTCCAGCAAGGAGTCCAGCCCCTCCATTTACCCCTGCAAACCCTGCTCCGCCTGTAGCACCAGCACCAGCACCAGCACCGACCGTACCAACAGATGTAGGTAATGCACTAGCCAACGCGGCGTTCCCTGCGTTACCTAAAGTTCCAGTGCCCGCACTGGTTAGAACACCAGTAGAAGCGCCAGCACCTCCTCCAGTAGCGCCTCCAGCCCCACCTCCAGCCGCAGCACCAGCCGCAGGGCCAGAAACAGCAGTACCGATACCGCCTCCTATACCACCCAACGTACCGCCGATAGCTACAGACTTTAATATATCTTCAGTACTGCCGCCGTTAACCCCTGTCATAATACCGCCAGAAGCTGCACCGACACTTGCGCCGACCATAACTCCAATCCAACTCATAATATTTCCCCAATTAACTGTTGTGTTTTCTGTTCATACTCTTCAAACGTATCGGATACAAGCTCTTCTTCAAGCTCTTCCATAGACGTTTTATCTGAACGATGAACTGTGATAAATGTGCAATCTGTTTCAGCATAGCCTAGGCGTTTAACACCGGGCTTATCTACTGTGATGTAAGGTGCGGTAACGACTACTGAAGTCTCACCGTTTGTGATGCGGAGTGTACCCTGAGCTAGAATACCAATGCTTTCATGATTGTGAATCTTACCTGTAAGCAAACAGCCTTTAGGAATAAAAAGAGACCGACAGTAAACACCATTCAAATGGTAATGTTCCGCTGGCGAATCTACCTGCGGCATAGTCCGCATAAGGGCTTCTAATTCTAAGATTTTTGGCATATTGCCAATGGTTGCTAAGTCGCTCACGATACCTCCAAAGTTTAGCTAATAATATCATGAGTATAGTGCTGAAACAAACGTAGCTGTAAGGATTGCAGGGGGTATTGCAGGTGAGAATGCATTAGCGGCTTCTGCTTTAATAATAGCGCGGGTATCGTCAGCAGCCCACATAAGCTCAAAATAATCTCCTGCATTCATAGGAAGTACAAAATTCCACGCCGCTACTGACTCAGAAGAGCTAGACCCCGTTAACTGAAGCTTAGTATTTGAGTTTGCAATATCAACACCGTTTACTCTAGGCCACACCCATACACCAATATTTGAGCCGCCTGTTTTAGCTAACTGCAAAGAGAACTGAAAGTTATAATACCCAGCCACGCTGGTTACGATGTGTGACGTAGTTGTTCCAATAGCAACTTGGTTTGCGTCAGCTGTATTGTTAAACGGTATGGCATAAGCTGTGTTTATAACAGGTATCGTCTGCTGCGTGGTTAAGTAAAAACTACCGTTTGGAAACTTTAAAATGCTTCCACCTGCTACACTTAATAACTGTGAGTTAACATTATCAAGCTGGTTAAAATACAAACGCAAGATATTACATAGTTGGTTAAGATAGTCTTTACTATACTGCACCTCAGCAAAAGGTAAGCTGGGTGCTTTAGGGGTTTGGGGAGTATTAGAAGCCACTACCACCTCTCGCGCCGTCTAGTTTGAAATCGAGTCGCATAGCACCCAACTGCCACATAGACCCTAATTGATTATTCTCAATTTTAAAAGAGAACTGTCTACCACGTACACGAATAAAGACTTGCCCTGTGTACTGCTCAATAGGCACTGTTGCTGTTCGAGTTACCGCTGCGTTGTCACTACCTCCAACTGACGCTGGGTTGGTATATCCACTACCTGAGTTCATTAAAGGAATAACCGATAAAGTAGCTGTTGGTTCACTTACAGTAGAGCCTCTAAAAGTTAAATCTGGGAGCATTCTGCGAATAAACACAAAGTTATGCCCATCATCAATATCCGTTTCAGAGCTTGTGATATACGAGTAAATAGCCGTTGGCGTTGCAGTGGTGTTGTCGTCTACGCCATTCTCATGGTTAACTAAATTATGTGTGTACGTTGCAGCAATAGGGAAATCTAAAATTCCAGAGTCAAGCCAAGCGGTACGACCCATCGTACCGTAATACCATATATCCTCAGCGTAGTTATAGATTGCATATTTGTCCACCACTGTACTATTCGCAGAGCAGTAGAACCACCAGACTTCGTTAAACCCTTCGTTAGTACTTGCAAACACCTGCTCACTTTGCAGGGTATTAAAATCATTAAATATGTACTCTCTTAAGTCACAGTTCTGAGTGCTTACACGACCATCGTATTTGTAAAATTTATCACGCCCCATCCAGTACACAACACCTGAAGCAAGCGTAGCGGCATTTTGTCCTACAATAGAGATGTTATCGCCTAAAAGCTGTGCATTCCACACCAGCGGATACCCTAAATACTGCATAGAATAGAGCGTAGAGTCTGTCCAAACTAGAATCTCTTGACGTGTTTGAAGCGCTGTAATGATTTGAGACCCACGAGTTAAACTCAGTGACCCTGCTTGGTTAGTAACTGACGGTGTCCAGTCAGCCGCATTCTCTTGGTCAGACCAGCGTACTAACAGTGGGCTTTGAGTAGATACACCGTAGTCATTAGCGCCAAAAGCAAATACAAACCGGTAAGTATCTGATACGGTAATATAGTTCTGAATAGTGGGAACATCTGACGCTCCAGCAATAGTAGCTAAGTTTACTGCACGGCATGAAATAGACTGTGTACCCGACTGCGACCCTGTAGTAGTAATCAACGTACCGATAGAGTCTGTTATATTAAACACGCCAGACGCATAGTTTTTTATGTAGTATGTTGTACCTGTAGCTATTCCAGTAGGCAGTGCGCCTGTCGTTTCAAAGACTATCGGTGCGCCTTCAGTGTAGTGGTCTGTTGCAATTATCTGTGCTGGTGATGCGATACTAATCGATGCGGCTGTAGTTGCAAGCCCCCTATCTGCATAATAGTAATACATCGCACCCGTGCGAGGACCAAAGACTAAATCTTGACCGTAATTACTCTGCGACCATAAACGAAGCGAATCACTAGAAGGAAGACCTATACCCCAAGCGCCGGTACCCCAACCCCCTGCACCCCATCCACTATTAGGTGTTTGATACGCAGGGCCTACCGATATCTGATAAACAGCACGAGGCGTTCCACCATGCCCAGTATCCAAACTGTTTGCGGCTATGCTAACTGAGATTGTATAAGAGTTTGCATCAATATATGTGATTTGATACTCGGCATTGAGTATTGTTGCTGTAATCGTTCCGCCTAAACCCGTAGCACCGTTAAATGTAACATAGTCTCCATTGATGCATCCATGATTAGTCGCGCTAACTGTAATGACAGTAGACCCATTCGTAGCTGTAAAAGGGTTTGTTAGGTTAGCTGCGGTGCGTATAGGGGTGATGTCGTAGTAATTGCCGCCACGAGAGATATAGAACTTTGTATTAGTCCCAACACCTATAAGCGTAACTTGCCCAAGCGTTTCCCAAGCCCACAAAGAGCGACATACACCATCAAAAGTAGAGCTAGAGATTCTATTCCAGCCGCCTAGTTTCTGAGGCGAGCCTTGACGAAAGCGTATTTTATCGCAGTCATACCAGCCGCCTTCTGTGTAATAGCGTGTATTTTCTCTGTTTATTCCGCTCTTGATTGTGATCTTTTTTAACGTCATAATATACCTTCCTTAACCAAGAGAATAGAAATATTATGTATGTGTATATTTGGAAAGATATAAACCATGTTCCGTTTTATGTTGGATTGTCGAAAAAGTATCATAGAACTAACCCTAAAAATTCTGGAAGCAGGAATAAATCTTGTATTGAAAAACTCACTGCAATTGGTGCAGATAATACCATAGTTGAGCTCATTCAAGTACCTACTTTAGAGGACGCGTGCCAACTGGAATTTAATTTAATTGAGAAATACGGTAGGTTAGATTTAAATACAGGTACGCTAACCAATAAAATGCCGGGAGGTTCACCTGGAAGTAAAGGTTTATCATCAGAAAAAATGATAGATTTAAAGTTTAGATTGTCAGACCCAAACCACCCAATTAGGTCGCCAGAAGCTAGAGAAAAAGCCGTTACAAGGCTAAACTCACCGGACGTTAAAGAGAAATTTTTAGGCGATAATAACCCAGCAAAATCACTTAAAGTTAGGCAAAAGTTAAAAGCTATTTGGGAGAATGAAGAGTATAGAGAATCGCAACGAGTCCGTAAATTAGGCAAACCTATCCATTCCAATGAAGAAAAGGAAAAAAGAAAGCAAGCCTTATTAGACAAAAACCACCCCCTTAATATTTTGGAGTTTCATAAAACTTTAAATAGCGACCCAGATATAAAGGCTAAACGCGTTGCAACATTACAATCCCCAGAACAGCGAGCAAGGCAATCTGCGGCAATGAGAGCAAATTGGGCTAAACGAAAAGCCCTTAAATCTGAATCACAATCTTAAACTAAATTGGCTCCCTGTAAAAAGGGAGTCTACATTATCCGTTCCAACGTGCAATTTTACCATCACGAACATCGATATGCGTAAAAGAATTGTAGCGTCCAAGCCCTCGGCACTCTAAATCAAAATGCTTCATCAGATATTCTTGCACTTCGCGTGGTTCAACACCTTTAACTTTAATGTCCGCTGCGTTACCGAGAACGTGTTGGCTTTCTTTTGCTCCGCCCACTTTAGTGTTGTGTGCTTTGCATCGTCTACCGCTCATGATGGTAATCGGCTTATCAAATGATTTTCGGATGCGGTCTAACAGGTCAACGAGCTTTGGGTTTACGTCTTTCTCTCCGCACCCACAGTGGCAAGTAAATTCTTCTGGTTTAAAGTATTCGCTCATATCATTTGCCTTCTGATACAAATAACCCAATCATACCAAACACCACACCAGCCGCAGTTAACCCATCATGAATAGGACCAACCTCAATATTCATACCCGCCATCGTTGCTAACGCTGCCACACTCGCGTGCGTAGAAGGCTCTTTCAAACGAGCCGTTAAGTAGTTCCATGCTTTAAGTAGTTTGTTCATTTTATATTCTCCTACGCTAAAACTCTACGGACGGCTCTGACCGGGCGGTTAGAATTTTTAGCACTATTAGTAGCTACACCATCGGTAAACCGCTTTCTTCTTGCACCAATAGAATCAACTTCAGTAGAAGTCCAATAACCATAATCATCAGAGTCAAGTGCATTAGATTCACCAACTCTAAACCCAATACCTGCACTCGTTTGCGCTGGAGAGCCACTAGTATAATTAGTGCTTATTGGTTCTGGTGATACTGCATTGGCATTTGAGCCGTTAGAGGTATTATTTGCATCTGTTGTAGGTTTTAAGAAGTAGTACAAAACTTCAAGTTCGTTTAACGCGGGTAAATACCAGTCGCTGTAACCGCCAATTGTAAGACCTTCACAAAATACAGCAGCTTGATAATTTGCACCTAAAGCTGCTAAATTAGCAGAATTAGTTGGGCCGTTAATTACAGATGTCTGCGCGGTATCTACCCCGTAAACACCCCATGTTTTGCCTGTTGCTTCACCAGTTGCTTTAGGTGCTACAACAAGATTATATATAGTCCCAGAGACGTTAATTTGCCCTGCAAAATAACCACCACCGTATGCGCTACCTATTGGAGGAGTAGCTTTTGGCCACACACCTGCTGTCTGATACTGTGCTTGCTGAGATAACGTCCACATACCTTGTGCTGACGATGTGGTAACTGTGGGTGGCGTTTTGCTTATGAACCCGCCTGCGTATTGATTACTCATATATCTATCCTCTTTGCAGCGTCCCAATACCCATCATCTCTAGCACTAGCCGATTCTGGATCGTGTTGTTCACCGTAAATATCTTCAATCACTTCACCGTCCATATTACGCAAAGCATAAACACAGTAATAAACTGTGCCGTCCTCAACTGCTGTAATCTTGTGCTGGTGTTCTTTGCGGATAACGATAAAAGTCGGTGCTGTGAATTCTTTAGGCTCGTGACCTTCGATTTCAACAGATACCTTACCCGCTACAAGTAGTGTTACATGGTCAAATTTATGCTCATGCCCACCGTGTGTTTCACCGGCAAGCTCTAGGACGTTTTGTTTTACCCAAATATTGCCAAAATAACCTAGCTCAAATGTTTTCATGGAAGCTGTACCACTGGCGTTTGTTCTTTCCAAGACACTGACGGTTCGTCCCAGTAATATTGTTTCTCATCTTGCGGATAAGGCACAGGTGGTTGCCATGACATTGTATTGATATCACCTACCCATGACGGATAAGGTTGACGTGCTAAATGCTCTGTTTCTTTGTCTGCATTAAACTCAGCTTCAGTAAGCACTTTTACAACACCAACTAAAGTAGTATCTGCATCGTCATCACACGCCCCATAATACAGCGGCATTTCAGCATAAGAGCCGTCAGCGTTTGTATCAATAGGATAAACTGATTCTTTAGCAAAGTTGTACTGAAAACCTTTTACTTCTGGTAATACCGGGCCTGTGCGCATTGGGGCTTGAGTGCAAAGAATACCAGTGGTTGCGTCTATATTTGTTATTTGTATGTACATTATATTCTCCTAAACTGGGATTCTACGGACTGCTCTGACATAATTTGTAGTCCCTTTAGTATTATCATATTGACTTCCATAATTAAAGTTTCCTACCCATGCTCTCCCATTTCCTAACCCCCCCAAATCATATTGAGTAGATGCCCAATAAAAATCAAGAGCAAAAGCATTCGTTTCACCAGTTCTAAATCCGATACCTGCACTAGTTTGTGCTGGTGAGCCAGTAGTATAGTTAGTGTTGACAGGCTCTGGAGATACTGCGTTTGCGTTTGCACCGTACCTTGTATCGTTTGCGTTTGTGCCAGGTTTTAAGAAGTAATAACAAACCTCTAACTCATTTGTAGCTGGTAAATACCAATCGCTATAACCGCCTATTGTTAACCCTTCGCAGAAAGTTGCTGCCGCATAGGTTGACCCTAACCCAGCTAATGTTGCGGAGTTAGTGGGACCGTTAATAAGACTCGTCACTCCCGTATTTACTCCGTAAGTACCCCATACCGCTGTTGATTCACCACTAGCTTTTGGAGATACAACTAAATAATACTGTGTGCCAGATACATTTATTTTACCTGCATAATACCCACCACCGTAGGCTTGACCAATTGTAGTTGGAGGGGCAAGAGGTGTTGTTATGCTATTACTTGCAGCACTTGGAGAACTTACACCTATTGGATTAGTAGCAGTTACTGTAAATGTGTACGATGTAGAAGCCGATAATCCACTGACTGTAATCGTACCAGAACCAGAACCACTAATTGTGCCTGTTATACCCCCTGGCGAGCTTGTAGCCGTGTATCCTGTAATTCCATAACTTCCACTAGGCGCAGTAAAAGACACCGTAGCAGAACTATACGAAGTAGCAGTAGCAGTGCCGATAGTAGGAGCTGGAGGAAGCGCACCGTACGGCCACCCAGTCCCACCAACAGCTTGTAGCTGTTGACGCATAGACCACACGCCTTGCGCACTAGAGCTTGACGTTGTTGGTGCTGTGGCTGACAGCACCGCGCCTTTATATCGCATCGACATAAAAGACTCCTTAAGTAATCGCTTCGTAGCTGGCTACCATTTCAATAGCGTTGGTTGTACCAGAAGTAACCACAACAGACTGTGCCTCACCTACATAAAATGCAGTGGTTTTATCAGTGACGATTAACGATGCGTTAGCAGGAACAGTGATTTGATAAGCTAGGCGATATGCTGTGCCGCCACCAGAAACTGCGCTATTTACTGAAACTGTAATGGTTGCCGCTGTACCTGTGACGTTTGCCGCCACAATGTTATCAATTTTATTTACCGTACCCGCAGCAGGTGTTAACGCTGTCCACGTTGTTGCCGTAGTGGTTGTGGGTACTAGATACGATGTATTGCCATAAATCGATGTTACGTTAACTATATTTGGACTGGCCATGAATATTTCCTAATAAATATGATTATATTGCAAAAGAGCCGTGATACTTGTCACGCGCTTCAGATGCTACAAGTTCTGCTAATTCAAAATCTTTAAAGTAGCCTAAGTTAATACGCTTTCTATTTACATTAATATATACAAACCATTTGCTAGAAAACTTATGCCATGATACACCTTTAGCACTAGACGTGTTTGAGGTAAATACCTTTCGGTTACTTGCATTTTCACAGGCAGTTGCTTCTCTTAGATTTTCAATACGATTATCTAAAGATACTCGGTTTATGTGGTCTACTTGCTCTGGCATATACCCATGATGCCACATATAAATTAACTTATGCACACAGTAATGCTGACCATTTATCTTTGTAATAAGGTATTTTTTATCCATCCTATTTCTACCAGCATTTGAAATACTGCCAATAGCTCGCCCAATTTGTCCACACGGTCCACCAGTAGGTACAAGGCGTACTAAATTTCCGTCATCCCTATAATAAAACAATTCTTTTAATTTAGATTGAGTAACCATATTAAAATCCAAAAATCATTGCCATTGCAATGGATTTGCCTGTTGATAAACCTGGTGGGGTTAAATTAACAAAGTCACTACCGTTCCAAGCAACAATGGCTTGAGAGCCTGCTGTAATCGTTACGCCTGTAGTGGGGCCAGTAACGCCTTTAACAACAACTGAGCCTGTGGCTTGGTTAATAACAACATAAATTTTACTTTGATTGGGTGCAAGAATTGAACGAGTTGTAGCGCCGTTAGTTCCCGTAGGGATTAGTACAGCCGCCCTTGCAGTATCATCTGCACCGTCAATATCGGTTAATGTCCAGTTACTTGATGTTACGTCAGCTGTTTTAGTACCTGCAATAGCTGTATCAAGAAGAGAGGTGATACTGTCATTAACTACCTGCCCCCAAGTACCAGTAAGCTCCCCGTCAACGGGTAGAGCTAGTCCTAAAAGTGATGTATATGCTGTTGTCATGTTTTTAACCTAATGTGTTAATGGGTGTCCAAGTTGGGTCTTGTGTTGTGGTAATTGGTGTCCAGTTAGCAGTCTGTGTATCATCTATAAGCTCCCATAAAAAGCGTGAAGATACTGAAGAAGTTGCAATTACTGCCTCACTAATACTACTGACAATCGTACCCTGCACGCTAACTGTATCTATTGTGGTCACAGCTTCAGTAATACTTGATGGGTAGGTAGCTACCGCAGATACCGTGTCTACAGCATTTACAGGCTCCAAAACACTATCAGTTATTACTACAGTAGCTATCTGACTATCAGTTGCTGTTACCGATTCGCTAATAGACGGGCTTAATATTACTAGTCCTGATTGAGAGTCAGTTACGGTTACCGTTTCAGTTAAACTTACTGTCGCATTTAAAAACGCAGTCTGAGTATCCGTTGCTGTAACCGCTTCCGTGACAGAATCTTCATAACCAGAGCCGCCCCATGCCGATGTTCCCCAACTTCCGCTACCCCAACCGCCAGCCACAAGAAATTCCTACGCTGATGCTGTATAGGTTACAAGCAATGAATCGCCTGAAATAACCGAGCGAGATGTTGCAAAACTTCCTGCTGAATATAGGGTTCCAGTAGTACCGCTCTTAGTACTATTATTAACTAAAAAAGCCCCTGCAATAGTAGCGGTAGTGTTAATGTTAAACGTAGCTTGAGAGCTTGAGATAGAACTAGTAGCAGTAGGTGTACCAAATACCGCTTGTGGTCTAGTAGCGTTAGAGTAAGCAGTGCTTTCTGTCCAGCCAGCGTGAGAGCTTATAGTATCTGCATCCGCATAAGTTGGTGAAGTAGCACCACTAACTAATCCTAAATACCACGTAGTTGTTTGAGTGCTTGATGCAAGGTATACGTTTAGTAAGTTAGCTTTACCTACAGTCACAACAAGATTGTCAATCTCATCTTCCCATTTTAAATTTCCATTAGCATCAAGGCACTTTACTTCATACCGTCCTGTTACATTTACTGATTCTACATACATATCTATTACCTAATTAGAAGACCGGATGATGGCAGAAGTTGCTGTATTCGCCGGAAAGGTTATTGTAAAAGTTGAAGTCGTTGTTTTATCGCTACCAAAGTCTAGTACAGCTACAGAGCGATTAGCTTTAGAGCTATTATATATCAGAGCGCCGCGTGCTGTGAAACTAGCTGATGTCCACGAAATATTGTCAAAACTAATGTACGCAGTTCCATCAGAGGCGTTTACTGTTGGCGCTACTAAGGCTTTACCTGTCGCTGTATACCCAGTGCCAGAAATCTCATCTACAGCTGTATACTCAGTGGTGTTTTGATTAAGCGTAGCGTTAGCTGTGTACAAAGCAATTTTAAACGTATCCGTAGTAAAGTTATGGATAGCCTCGTAAAGCTCTTTTTTAAAACTCGTTGTTTGTCCTTGTACTATCATCTGACAGGAATCCTTGCTTGACCATTACGGTATGCATCACCTCTATCTTTACCTGTAGCAAGCGTATTGAGTAGAGTCATTGCTTCTTCGTATCGTTGACGGTAGTTTGTCATGATGTCTGCATCACCTTTAAGGAAGGTGTACGCCTCTAGGATAGACCCATATAATAAAGCAGAGTCAAAGTTATCTCCTAACCATGTTATACCACCAGATTCTTCGCTTGTAATTGAAGGCGGGTAGTAGAAGTAATGAAGCTCTGTACCGTAGTCTTGATCTGGAGTAGGCCCTAAAATAAAGGTTAGCTCGTCTATGTTATTAGATTGAGGCCCAAAAATAGCGTAGTACTTAGGTGTTCCTGTACTGTTAGGGTTTGGGTATGCTTCACGAATAAAGTTTACGTCCTTATTTAAAAGGTAAGTATAGTTATCGTCTGCATCAATAACAGCAATCGAGTAGGCAGATAGGAAGTCCCCAGGGCATTGCAAGTATTTATTGTTTATACTAATCACGCCCGTGACGTTTTTACGTAAGTCTGGCAGCTGTATGCTGTTGTAAATACGCTGTTCTGCTTGCTCAATAAATAAGTTAAGCTGAGTCGTAGAGAACGTATTCTCTACGTAATCTTGAATCGCTGTACACAATTCTGCGTAAGTCATAGCTTATGCCATCGGTCCGCGAGCTGTTTTACCCTTAGTTGCAGCGCCATTACCACGAGTTTTAACACCAGACGTTTTAATGCCTGTTTGTGGGTAGCCTGCTACTTTAGGGGTTGGTTCTGTTTTAATTTTGCCTGACATAATCGTTCTCTATGTTGTGATGGTAACAGTGCCAACAGAAGTTTTGGCAACAAGGTAATTAGGTGTAAGGGCTGCATCAAACTGTGAAGCGCCACCAACTGGTGCCCAACCCCATTGGAAAATACGACTTCCGTCTGTTGGTACACCGTTATCCGTTAAGGTCAATTGTAACCCATTTAAGCCCGCTTGATAATAGCTTGTATCAGGGCGCGGATTACGCAAAGCTTGAGGATCGAATATTGGATATAAGCCAAGTAATAACTGTGGATGATCAAAATCCCAACAACTCTTACATACAAGTATGTTTGTCACTTTAGTTTTAATGGTTAACTTTTTAAGGTCTTTTAACTGAAACCTTTGCGAGCAACGATCGCAAAACGCATGGCTCCACTTACCTGAAGAGTACTTAACAGACATCTAGGTCTCCTACAAATTCTGGATATCTACGTGCGTATTCCACTTTCCAAGTATCCCCATAATTTCTTTTCATATTTGAAATTCGCCCTGCGCGTTTTCTATTTTCAACTTGCTCAGGTGAACATTTATAACCTTTACTATATGCGTTTCCTTTTCTAGCATTTACGGCGTTCTCCCTATACTCTGGGGTTGCCCATAAAGCTTTAACTCGTTCAGATTTTTTCTTACGCTCTTCGTCAGTAAATGCAATTCTACCATCTTTACGCTTCATTGTATTTTCTGTAGG